GGAGCTTATTAAAGTAGCAAATGAGGCAATTATTACAGATGATCTGGAGGATGAATTATCGGCAGACAAATTGCGTACTGCTGCACAAGCAAAGAAATTAGCCATATTTGATGCATTTGAGATTCTTAAAAGAATTGAGGATGAGAAAAATATATTAGAGGGTGTCGAGACCTCTCATGTTGTGACAAGTAAAGGGTTTGCAGAATCAAGAGCTAAAACAAAATGAGTTTATATACCATTGTTAAAGATATTATTCCTGATAAAGTTCTTGAAAGAAAGAACAAAAATAAATCATGGGAGTATGGATACAATGAGGAATATGATATTGTCATCATTTCTAAAGATGGCACATTAGGCGATATATATGACATACAAGGATTATTAGTAGGTTTACCTATGGCTCCTGATAAAGTAAATTATCAAAGCAACAAATGGGAGCCTAAAGAACTACCAAAAGAACTTTCAAGAATAAAAACTATATTCGACTGGGCACGTCGAGATAATGCATTTAAGTCTAAATGGGTTGATTATATTGAGGAGGAATTTACAAGAAGAGAGGAAGGATATTGGTTTATTAACAACAAAGTTAAAACTTATCTAACTGGATCTCATTATATGTACCTCCAATGGACAAAAATTGATATTGGCCTGCCAGATTTTAGAGAGTCAAATAGAATATTTTATATTTTTTGGGAAGCATGCAAAGCTGATTTCAGGTCTTTTGGAATGTGCTATCTTAAAAACCGTCGTTCTGGATTTTCATTTATGGCTTCATCTGAAGCAGTGAATATTGGAACTCTTGCAAAAGATGCAAGGGTTGGAATGGTTTCTAAGACTGGAGCTGACTCTAAGAAATTATTTACTGATAAGGTTGTCCCTATTGCTAACAACTACCCATTCTTTTTCCAACCTGTTAGAGATGGTATGAGTGCTCCAAAGACTGAGCTTGCTTTTCGTGTCCCTGCTACAAAGATTACACGCAGAAATATGGACCAAGAGCAGGAAGAGGATATCGATGGGCTTGATACAACTATTGACTGGAGAAATACTGCTGATAATGCATATGACTCAGAAAAATTATTATTCTTAATAGAAGATGAGGCAGCAAAGTTAGATAAACCATTAAATATTCAAAATGGATGGCGTGTGAGAAAGACATGCCTTCGTTTGGGAGCAAAGATAGTAGGTAAATGCATGATGGGATCAACATCTAATGCATTAGATAAGGGTGGTGAAAATTACAAGCAATTATATAATGATTCAAATGTTAAGAAACGTAATCAAAATGGTCAGACAATTTCAGGTCTTTATGCTCTCTTTATCCCAATGGAAGAGAATTTTGAAGGATATATTGATGAATTTGGACATGCAGTTCTTGATACACCTGAAAAACCTGTTAAGGGTAATGATGGCTCTATAATTAGACAAGGTGTTATTGAGTACTGGAATAACGAGGTAGATGCCTTAAAGTCTAATCCTGATGCCTTAAACGAATGGTATCGTCAGTTCCCTAGAACAGAGTCGCACGCATTCCGTGATGAATCTACTCAATCTCTATTTAATCTAACGAAAATCTATCAGCAGATTGATTATAATGACGGGATGATCCGTGATCAAGTCATTACACGTGGATATTTTAGTTGGAGGAATGGACAAAAAGACACAGAAGTTATTTGGAATCCAGACCCAAAAGGGAGATTTAATGTATCATGGCTACCTCCGATGCATCTTAGGAATAAATTTATCACTAAGAATGGTGTTAAATATCCACAAAACGAACATATTGGTGCTTTCGGATGTGACCCTTATGATATATCTGGTGCTACATTTGGTGGTTCGAACGGTTCATTACACGGCTTGACAAAGTTTAATATGGATGAGGCACCAAGTAATGCCTTTTTTTTAGAGTATTTAGCCAGACCACAGACTGCTGAGATATTTTTTGAGGAGATATTAATGGCTTGTGTATTTTATGGAATGCCGATGCTTGCTGAAAATAATAAAGCCAGGTTACTTTATCACTTTAAAAACAGAGGGTATAGAGGATTCTCAATGAATAGACCTGACAAACATTTCACAAAATTGTCATTTACTGAAAAAGAAATTGGTGGTATTCCTAACTCAAGTGAGGATATTAAGCAAGCTCATGCAACAGCAATTGAGACTTATATTGAGAGATTTGTTGGCTATGATTTAGAAAGTCATTATAGACAACCAGACGAGATTGGCAATATGCCATTTAATAGAACATTGACTGACTGGGCACGATTTGATATCAATAATCGTACAAGGCATGATGCTTCAATCAGTTCTGGACTAGCTATTATGGCTAATCAGAAGCATATTTATTTGCCAGAGAAAAAAGAATCAAAAATAAGCATTAAATTTGCAAGATATGATAACTCAGGCTCACTAAGCAGAATCAAAAAACATGAATGATCCAGTAAAGATATTAATTAATCCATCTACATTCCCATCTCAGTTAGCCACTGATTCGGAAAAGGCGTCCAAGGAATTTGGACTAAGAGTTGGGCAAAGCATTATGTGGGAATGGTTTGCTAAGACTGGCAATAGTTGTCGGTATTATTCGCAATGGATTGACTTTCATAAGTTGAGATTATATGCAAGAGGTGAACAGCCTATTGGAAAATATAAAGACCAATTCCAAGTTGATGGCGATATGTCGCATATTAATATTGATTGGCAGCCTGTACCTATTATCCCTAAGTTTGTCGACATTGTAGTAAATGGAATGAACGATAGGTATTTTGAGGTAAAAGCGTTTTCTCAAGATGCATTATCAGCAGAAAAACGTTCAGCTTTCCAAGATATGGTAGAAGCTGATATGGTCGCAAAACCTTATTTAGAAGAAGTAAAAAAAGAAACAGGAATTGATGCTTTTAATATTCCTGAGGATGAGGTTCCTACGACTGACCAAGAGTTAAATTTATACATGCAGATAAACTATAAGCCATCTATTGAGATAGCTGAGGAAGAAGCAATTAATACAATTTTTGATACAAATCATTATGGAGATATTAGGAAAAGAGTTGATTATGATATTACTACTATTGGCCTTGGTGTTGTCAAACATTCTTTTGTTCCAGGACAAGGGGTCAAAATAGATTACGTAGATCCTGCTAACTTAGTTTATAGTTACACAGAGTACCCGACATTTGACGATTGTTTTTATTTCGGAGAGGTTAAGCAAGTCCCAATTACTGAGTTGATTAAAATTAAACCAGACATCACAAAAGAAGAGATGGCCGAGATTCAGCAATTAGGCACGGCTTGGTATAATTATTATGGAGTATTAAGACCTTATCGTTCAGATTTATTTAATCGTGATGTTGTTACATTATTATACTTTAATTACAAAACTGACAAAACGTATGTTTACAAGAAAAAATATACAGACAATGGAGGGGCAAAAGTAATTCAAAAAGATGAGAACTTTAATCCTCCAGAAGGGACTGAAGAAAGATTTGAGAGAATAGAGAAACGTATTGACGTTTGGTATGAGGGTGTGATGGTAATGGGATCGAGTTATTTGCTTAAGTGGGATTTGGCTAAGAATATGGTTAGACCTCAGTCAGCATCTCAATATGCATTGCCTAATTATTTATGTGTTGCTCCTAGAATGTATAAAGGAGTTATTGAGTCATTAGTTAGAAGGATGATGCCATTTGCTGATTTAATTCAAATGACACACTTAAAACTTCAACAAGTACTCCAAAGAGTAGTACCAGACGGTGTGTTTATTGATGCCGATGGTATCAACGAAGTTGACCTTGGTACAGGTGCTGCTTATAATCCTGAGGATGCATTACGTTTATACTTCCAGACGGGTAGTGTGATTGGTCGAAGCTTCACAGGAGATGGGGAATATAACCATGCTAAAATACCAATCCAAGAACTAAATACAAATTCTGGACAATCCAAAATTAATGCATTGATTACTACCTATAATCAATACATGGCAATGATACGTGATGTGACTGGTTTAAATGAGGCTAGAGACGCTTCTAATCCAGACCCTGATACTTTGGTAGGCGTACAAAAATTGGCTGCCTTAAACTCAAATACTGCAACTCGACATATTTTAGAAGGAAGTAAATTCTTGACTAGAAAATTAGCTGAGGCGGTGTCATGCCGTGTGGCTGACATATTAGAGTATTCTGATTTTAAAGAACAATTTGCAATGCAGATTGGTAAGCATGCTATTCATATTTTAGAGGACATTAAAAACTTATATTTATTTGATTTCGGTATTTATATTGAGGTTGCACCTGACGTTGAGGAGAAAGCCCAATTAGAAGCAAATATTCAAGCTGCTCTTCAGTCAGATCAAATCACTTTAGAGGATGCTATTGATATTCGTCAAATGAAAAACTTGAAGTTAGCTAATGAGTTGCTCAAATTTAAGCGTAAACGTAAGGAGCAAAAAGATATGGAGCGAGAGCAAGCTAAAATACAAATGCAAACTCAAGGTAATATTCAATCGGCTCAAGCTGCATCTCAATCAAAAATGCAGGCTATACAAATGGAGTCTGCTGCGAAGGCTGAATTAGAAAAGCAAAAAACTCAACTTGATATTCAAAAGATGGTGGCTGAGGCAGAGATTAAAGAACGTTTAATGGCTCGTGAGTTTGAATACAATATGCAACTTCGTGGTATTGATGTAAGTACTAAGAAGCAAATGGAGCAAGAAAAAGAAGATGCAAAGGATAATCGTACTAAATTACAAGCTACACAGCAATCTAAATTAATTGAACAACGTCAAAAAGACCTACCGCCAACTAACTTCGAGAGTGAAGAGGACGATTTGGGGTCGTTTGATTTAGAGCAATTCAATCCAAGATAAAATATTTTACTAATTTTGCATAAACTAAATTAAATCAAATGGAAGGTATTCAAGTAAAACAAGTAGACTTTGAGGAGAAGTCTATACAAGAAAAGGAAGCAGCATTGCTCGAGAAGTATGAGCAAGAACAACAAGATGATATTCCTCCAGTAGAAGTTCCAGAAGTGGGAGTTCCTGTTGAGGCAGAAGAAAATAAAGCACCACAATTTGGTGATGAAGACGTTCTTTCATATATTAAAAGCAAGTTTAATAAAGACATCTCATCTTTTGATGATCTTTTTCAAACGAATAATACCCCACAAGAGGTGTTGCCAGAGGATGTAAATGCATTCTTAAAGTTTAAAAAAGAAACAGGAAGAGGGTTAGATGATTTTTACCGTGTTAATCAGGATTATTCAAAAGAATCTCCAGAAAGATTAATCGCTTCATACTTAAAAGAAATGAATCCAGAGATGGATGATGAGGACATTCAGTATGAGATTAGTGAAAGATTTGGATATGACGAAGAATTAGATGAAGAACGAGACGTTAAAAAGAAAAAACTTGCCTACAAAAAAGAACTTACTAAGGCAACTAATTACTTCAATGAACAGAAGGAGAAATATAAGACACCACTCGAGTCGATGGTTCAACAAAGTATTTCTAATGAAGATCAACAAGAATTAGCTACCTATAGAGAGTATAGAAAACAGCTTGATGCTCAAAATGAGTTTCAAGCAAAACGTTCAGAACATTTTGTTAATAAAACAAATGAATTGTTCTCCAATGATTTCAAAGGTTTTGATTTCAAGATTGGTGACAAAGAATTTACTTATAAACCTGGTGATGCTGACAAGATTAAAAACGCTCAAATGGATATCTCAAAATTTTTTAATGATTTTGTGGATGAAAATGGGCTGCTTAAGGATGCTAAAGAGTATCATAAGACTATTGCTGTTGCGATGAACAAAGACGCTTTTGCTAGGTTCTTTTATGAACAAGGTAAAGCAGAAGCAATTGAAGAATCGGCTAAACAATCTAAGAATATCGACATGGGATCTGTTAGAACTACAGGTCAACCATTAGAGCGTTCTGGATTTAAAGTAACAGCATTGGATAATGATCACGGTAGCAGACTAAAGATTAAATAATTTTAAACTTTAAACTTTTACTTTTTAAAAAAAATGGCTGGACAAGTTAATACAATCCCAGGATTTCAGTTGGAGCCATCTGCGGTGAAGCAGACGTTGCCAACTAACTACATTACCAACTTCGACTTCTTAAATCAGTATTTACCAGATACATATGAGAAAGAATTTGAGCGTTATGGTAATCGCTCTATTGCTTCATTCTTACGTATCGTAGGAGCTGAATTGCCGACTAACTCTGACTTAATTAAATGGGCAGAGCAAGGTCGTTTACATACTAAGTATGTTGATGTAACTACAGATGCTGTGGTTGGAGACAATACTGCCGTATGGACTGTTAATGATGCTAACGTATCAGTTAACTTCCGTGTTAACCAAACTGTATTCTTATCTGCAAACTCTGGTTCTGCATCTGATAAGGCAGTTATCACTGCTGTTGACTCAGCTAACAATACATTTACTGTAGCTTATTACTCTGCTACTGGTCAGTCTATTGCTGCTGCTGCTCAAGCTACTGCTTTCGTTTTTGGATCTGAATTTACTAAAGGCTCTTTAGGAATGGAAGGTTCTTTAGAGTCACAAGACTTATTCTTCGATAACAAGCCTATCATCATCAAAGATAACTACACTGTATCTGGATCTGACATGGCTCAAATCGGATGGGTTGAAGTAACTTCTGAGAATGGTGCTACTGGTTACTTATGGTACATCAAGTCTGAGCACGAGACTCGTTTACGTTTCGAAGATTATTTAGAGATGTCAATGGTTGAAGGTGTTCCTGCTGAATCAGGTTCAGGTGCTTTAACTTACTTGACAGTTGCTACTTCTAACGTACAACCTGGTGCTGCTGGTACTCAAGGTATGTTCAACGCTATCGAAGATAGAGGAAACGTTTGGTCTGGTGGCAATCCATCAACTTTATCTGATTTCGATTCTATCATCCAGCGTTTAGACAAGCAAGGAGCTATCCAAGAGAATGCTTTATTCGTTAATCGTCAGTTCTCTTTCGATATCGACGACATGTTAGCATCTCAGAACTCTTACGGAGCAGGCGGTACTTCTTATGGTTTATTTAACAATGATGAGAATATGGCATTGAACTTAGGATTCAAAGGCTTTAAGCGTGGATACGAGTTCTACAAAACTGACTGGAAATACTTGAACGACGCAACTTTGCGTGGTGGTATCGTTGGTGGTGCTGTTAACGGTGTTTTAGTTCCTGCTGGATCTACTACTGTTTACGATCAAATCTTAGGAAAGAATGCTAAGCGTCCGTTCTTACACGTTCGTTACCGTGCTTCTGAAACTGAAGATCGTCGTTACAAAACTTGGATCACAGGTTCGGCTGGTGGAGCTCAAACAAGCTCTTTAGATGCAATGGAGGTTAACTTCTTATCTGAGCGTGCATTATGTACTCTTGGTGCGAATAACTTCTTCATCTTCGAATCATAGTAAATTAAGAGTGGGGGTTCGCCCCCACTTTTATATTTTTGTTATTTAAAATTTTAATAAAATGGAAATCAAAAAAATGGAAGTAAAGGACCGTGTCTACGTCCTTAAAAGAAAAACATTCCCAATTAGCTTCATGCTATCAAGCAGAAATACAAGAAACAAACCTTTGTTGTATTTTGATGAAGAGAAAAAAATCAACCGTACTTTACGTTACGCAAGAAACCAAAAGTCTCCTTTCGAGGATGAACAAGATGGTAATTTTATTTTAGAACCAATTATTTTTGAGGATGGTATCTTAAGTGTGCCTAGAAATAATTTTGTATTACAACAATTCTTAGCATTACATCCAGACAATGGATCGATATTCGAAGAGTTCGATACAGTAAAAGATGCTTCTGATGAATTAGATAAATTAGACTTAGAGTTTGAAGCACAAATGATAGCTAGAGGTCTAGATATTAATACTAGAGAAGCTGTCGGTAGAATTTTATTAGGCAACAGAGTAGATAAACTTACTTCTGAGGAATTAAAACGTGATATTATCGTTTTTGCTAAACGTAATGCATCTAAATTTATTGACTTGGTTAATGACCCAGAGTTAAGACTTAGAAATATTGCTGCAAGAGCATTAGCTGAGAATATTTTTGTATTGAAAAATCAGAAGAGAGATATTTATTACAACTTGCCAGACAATAAAAAGAAATTAATGGGTATCCCATTTGGCTCAGACCCAATTGATGTACTTGCCTCATTCCTTCAGAGTGATGATGGAATTGAGATTTATAAGATTCTCGATAAGGGGTTATAAGAAGAGGGGCACAGATGTTGCCCCTTTTTTATTATCTTTGCAATAATATTAATTTCGATGAGATGATAAACTCTGTGAGAAACACGGTCATGTCTATTCTGAATAAGAATAACGAAGGCTACATTACCCCTGAGCAGTTTAATAGCTTTGCAAAACAAAGTCAATTAGAGATATTTGATCAATATGCAACAGACTTTAAAAAGGCTAAAATATCAGATATTAAAGGCATTGAGACTGGGGGATATTCTGATGTAACTAAACAGATTGACCAGACATTAGATTTTTTTTCTAAGAATGAGGACTTAACCTATAATACTGGGGATTCAAAATTTGATTTGCCAACAGATTTTTATTTGTTAAATGTTTTGTATTATAATGGAAAAGAAATTCAGCACATTAATCAAGAGAAATTATATTATTTATTAAATAGCAACTTAACAGCACCTACAGAATTATATCCATCTTATGTGATGCAGGGAAGCCAACTACGTGTTTATCCTGCTACTATTACAGACAATGTAGAGATATTTTATTTAAGATATCCTGCTGATCCGAAATGGACATATACAATGGTGAATGGTAGCCCCGTATTTAATCAATCAGCAAGTGACTATCAAGATTTCGAATTAAGCACGGCTGATTTCCCACAATTAGTATTAAAGATTTGCCAATATGCAGGTATAAGCATCAGAGAGCAAGAGGTGGTAGCAGTTGCTAAGCAAGAAGAAACTTATGACTATCAAATAGCACAATAATGACTCAAGAAGAATATTACACCAATGGTGGGGTCACACCTACTGATAAAAATTGGGGCACATATCAGAACACAACCTTAGCTGATGTTGTTAATAATTTCATGTTGATGTATCAAGATGATGGAGAGTTATTAAATAATGTCAATCGTTATAAGGTTTTATTCCATGCAAAGAGAGGATTTCAAGAATTAAACTTTGATGGGAATAGAGTAGTTAATGTTTTAGAGCTTGATGTTGCTGATACATTGCAATTTGTATTGCCTCCTGATTATGTTAATTACGTAAGGGTATCATTATTTTTTGGTGGTGTTTTATATCCGATGTATGAGAATGTGCAGGCGAATAGTGCTGTTGAATTTTTACAAGATGATTTATACAACATTTTATTTGACGACCAAGGGAATGCTTTGATTGGTACATCTAAGTTAGACCGATCAAGAATTGATGGTGCTACTATGAGAATTTGCCCATACAATAATCAAATGGGATGGTTTGTAGATGGATTGTGGTATTTCAATTATAACTACGGTGCTCGCTACGGGCTTAATACAGAGATAGCTAATACAAACCCTACCTTTAGAGTAAATAAGGCGGCAGGAGTCATTAATTTTAGTTCTGGTGTGGGTGGAAGATCTGTAGTCCTAGAATATATTTCTGATGGATTATATAATCTTGATGATAGCCAAATAACAATACCTAAGCTAGCAGAGGAATATCTTTACTCATATATCAAATGGGCTATTTTAAACAATAAGTCCAACATTCCAGAGTATATTGTTAATAGAGCAAAGAAAGAAAAGGTTTCTAATTTTAGAAACACAAAAATAAGGTTGAGTAATTTGCATCCTGGCAGACTATTAATGAATTTGAGAAAACAAGCTCAGTGGATTAAATAATGGAATTACAAAGAAATTTTTTAAAGGGGGTTATGAACAAGGACACAGACCCCCATTTTCTTCCTGATGGTCAATACCGTGATGCGTTGAACATGGTTGTGTTAGATTCCGAAGGATCTCATGAGGGTGTTGCTCAAAATTATTTGGGAAACATTCAAATGAATGCGTCAATCGGATTGACTAATGCCACATGTATTGGTGCGTTATCGAATGAAGCACATAATATCATTTACTGGCTTGTAGCCGCTGATGAATGTGATGCCATTTATGAATACAATGAGGCAGAAGATATTACTACAGTAGTTTTAAAAGCATCAAAGTTAACACCTACTACACCATCATTGCTTAATTTTAACAAGCAATATATTGTAACAGGAATAAATTATTTAAATGGACTTTTATTTTGGACGGATAATTATAATCCTCCAAGAAAAATAAACATCGAGAGATGTAAGAATTATGCTGTAGATGGATTTACTGAGGCTGACATTAATTTAATAATGAAACCTCCTATTTCATCTCCCTCAATTACATTAAGTACAGTTGGAGAAACAAATAATTTAAAAGATCGATTTCTCTATTTTGCTTATAGATACAAATATTTAGATAATGAGTACAGTGCTTTGTCACCATTCTCTCCTGTAGCTTTTTATCCTGAGAATTTCAAATATGATTATGGCGTTTCAGAAAACGTTTCCATGGTCAATGATTTCAATACTGCTACAATTGGGTTTAATACAGGTGGACCAAATGTAAAAGAGATTCAATTAGTGTTTAGAGATACATTAAATCTAAATGCATACATTATTGATAACTTAGACAAATCATTACTTGGTTATTCAGATAATACTAACGAATCATATCTATTTAATAATAGTAAGGTTTATACTGTATTGCCAGCCGAACAAATTGCCAGGACATTTGACAATGTTCCTTTGAAGGCTAAGGCTCAAGATTTAATTGGAAGCAGGTTAGTGTACGGAAATTATACGCAATTTTATAATTTAATAGATTGTGATGGAAATGTAATAAATCCAAAATTTTCTTTAGATTACGAATCTACAGCAATAGCTGGGAATGTCCCTATGCCTACGTTTAAAAGTAACAGGGATTACGAAGTTGGTATTATTTATCTTGATGATTATGGTAGATCATCTACGGTAATTGTTCCTACAGATACTAACTTGCACTCAAATACAAAATTCATTAGTCCTTCTGATGCGACAAAGTCAAATGATTTAGTTGTAACAATTGATAAAGGATATAAGCCACCATGTTTTGCAACTAGTTATAGATTTGTAATAAAACAAAATAGAGGAGATTATTATAATTTATTTCCTTTAATATATTTTAGTGATGGTCAATTTAGATGGTTTTTAATTAATCAAGCTGACCAAGATAAAATAACTACTGGAGATTACATATATTTAAAGTCACCAACAAGTAATACAGATACTCAGTATAAAGTATTAGATATTGTATCAAAATCAGCAAATTTTTTAAATAACAGTGAAGTTCAACCTGCTGGGATTTATTTTAAAATAAAAATAGATTCATCTGTTTTACCTGACATATCTTTATATCAAGGTACTTCTGATGGTGCTACATTTGCTACATGGAGTGAAGTGCCTGTTTCGAATAGATTTAATGTAGCAGAAAACTCAATATTTTATGGGCAAGGATTAAATGATTTAAGTGTTCAAGCATCAAATGCTTATACAGGATCAAATGATGCTAGATTTTATGTTGAAATAGATCATGTTGGTGTAGTTGATACATATAAGGTATATGTTACATATAATGGATTATATAAAACATTAGTTAGCCAAAACAACCCAATTACATCTAGTAGTATAACATTATCATATGATGGTAATAGTTGTAGTGTTAAGTTTGCTGCTACAACAGGTCATCAATTAGGTAACTATTGGGTAATAAATTGCCGTACTAGTAATGCTACTGGTGAAAATCCTAATGGTGGTCAGATTTGTGCTATCAATCAAATGTGGGCTTTTTTTACTGGGCCTAATTGGAATAACACATTCGAACCTATTACTGCTGGATCTATTCTAACTTTTACTTATAAAGAAACTGGTGGAGCTAATACGGATATTATACAATCATTTGTTTCTAGTAGCACATATAGCAATATAGAAGAATGGTTTTATGAAGATCAAATTTATAATACTTGGAATCAGTTTAATTCAGCTAATGGACAAATAAGAGCAAAAAGAATAACTTTTAGGCGAGGAGAAAATTATGTTCAAGGTACTGGATTTGCTCAAATAAGTCAAGGTACTTCTATATCTCCTACTACATTAGCATTTCCAATGTTCATGTATATGAATACAGAATTTGCTGGTAGTGGTGATTTTTTAGTTTGTTCATTTGATTTGAAGATAGTTGAGAGTCCAATTTATTTTGAAACAGAAGGTGTTCAAAATAGCCAAGATATTTATTATGAGTTATCAAAAACTTTTCCAATTGTTGGGGGGTATCATCAAACAAACTTTACTAATCAAACTTCTGGTACTAATGGTGTTGTTAAGTTAAACTATTCTACCATAGCATATCCAAATAAAGATTTTAATGCGTTTGCATTTGGGAATGGTATTGAAAGCTACCGTATTAAAGATGATTTCAATGCAGCAACTATGCAATATAGCCCAAGGGCTAATGCGACGGTTGAAGGATACGAGCAACAAACATTAGTACAAGCATTAACTTATAGTGGTATTTATACTCAGGTTAGTGCAATTAATAGATTAAATGAATTTAATTTATCTCAGGGCAACTTTAAATACTTAGATAGATTTTTTGGATCTATTCAAAAGTTGCATGCAAGAGATACTGACTTGGTTGTATTCCAAGAAAATAAAGTTTCAAAAGTTTTATATGGCAAAAACTTATTAAGCGACTCAGTTGGTGGGGGTACTATTGCTTCTATTCCAGAGGTACTAGGTACTCAAATTGCATATACTGGTGAATATGGTATTAGTTTGAATCCTGAGAGCTTTACTCGTTGGGGTGATACATTATTCTTTACCGACACAAGAAGAGGGGCTGTAATGAAACTTGGTGGTAATGGACTATTTGAAATTTCATCACTTGGAATGAAGAACTGGTTCAAGGCTAACTTAGATGTTAATACACAGAAGTTAGGAATGATGGACCCTTATTTTGAACATTATATTTTATCGGGCAATGATACGAAAGTTAAGGAGTGTATTTTTAATGTTAGTACAACTTCTATAAATGCTACACAATCTGCTAGTACATTTAATATTATTATTACCTCAAATGCGGAGTGGTATATTTCTGAGCCAACTGTTGATTGGATAACTATCCCAACTAGATTCGGAAATACAAGCCAAACTATTCAAGTTGAAGTAGAGGCTAATCCATATCCTGGTGCATATCGTGCTACTAGTGTTACGGTTCGTGGATGCGATAATACAACGTATACAATTAATATTACACAAGCCGCAGGAACTACGACTACCACAACGACAACTACTACTACCACAACGACAACTACTACTACAACGACTACTACTACAATAGCTCCTACATATGATTACTATTTGGCAAATCAATATTTATGTGGCGATTGCACGACTCCATATGCTACAGGGATTTTAGTTAAATTTATTTCTGGAACTACTGTAATTCCAGCTAGATTTTATAACGAATCAGGTGGAAGTAATTATGTGTATGAAATAACCGATACTGGTCAAGCTCCAGGCATAGCATATATATTAGTTAGTCCAGCGTATAATACTTGTGAATTAGCTTGTGCTAATCAGCCTACAACAACCACAACAACAACTTCAACAACTACTTTACAAACTGTTTGGTATGAGTTGACAAATTGTACAACATCTCAAATAACTTATTCTATTTCATATATAGCTGGAGATTTTGCTTTAAATGATAGAGTAACTATCGGGGCATCAACATTTAAAATAACAGATGTATTAACAGTTGATCCAGGTGGATCACAATTTGCGATTACATCTACTGGTTTGACTGGATGTCCAGGAGATACGACAACTACCACAACAACTACAACTACGACTACAGTGTTGCCATATGACTTCTATTTAGCTGACCAATATTTGTGTGGTGATTGTACTACTCCTGTAGCAACAGGACTATTAGTTAAATTCGACATAGGAACTGTAGTAATCCCTAATAGATTCTATAATGAAGTGTCTACAAATAATTATGTCTATAAGATTACCGACACTGGTCAAACTCCAGGTCCAGCAGACATATTAACTTTGCCAGCATATAATACTTGTGAATTAGCTTGTGCTTCTAAGCCAACAACTACAACGACAAGTACAACTACAACAACTACCTTGCAAACTGTTTGGTATGAATTAACAAATTGTGTAACTTCACAAATAACATATTCGATTGCTTATACAGCAGGAGATTTTGCGTTGAATGATAGGGTTACAATTGGAGTATCAACATTCTATATTAGTAATGTACTTACAACCGATCCAGGTGGGTCACAATTTGCAATAACAGCAACAGGACAAACAGGATGTCCAGCTTAAATAAAATAAAATAAAATGAATCTAAGATTTGTATGTGCCCAACCTGCTACACCGTATTACTTGTGGCAGGTTGAAGTAATGATTAAAAATTTCATGTCAGTTGGAATTAATCCAAATAATATCGACATCGTATGTGCCAAGATAGATGGCAAAGTTCCACAAGCATGGTCAGACCTAGCAAGTAAATACAACTATGTTAGGTTTTTCTTTTATGACGATACACGAGGTGCTGTAACTTATATCAGTACAATTAGGCCACATATTCTTAAGAAACACTTCTTGGCTTATCCTGAATTGTTTAATGAAGCAATATTTTACCACGATTGCGATATGGTATTTACCAAGCCAATTGATTGGAACCAATTTTTAAATAATAACAAATGGTATGGTAGTGATTGCAAGTGGTATGTTGGCCATGATTATATTGCTTCAAAGGGTGATGTGGTGCTACAAACCATGTGTGACTTAGCACAAATACATCCAGAGATTATCAGGTTAAATGAGGATCACTCTATTGGTGCTCAATACCTAATGAAGCAAGTGGACTCTTCGTTTTGGCAGGAAGTTGAGACTTTATCTGAGACGTTATTTAGGGAAATAACTAAATTAAACGTTTCATTAAAACAAAATAATCCAACATATCATGAATTACAAATATGGACAGCAGATATGTGGGGTTTATTATGGACTGCTTGGAAAAGAGGATTCACAACCTTATGCCATGAAGACTTACAATTTGCATGGGGTACTAGTTATATTGATGCGTGGGATAAATATAATATCATGCACAATGCAGGAGTGACTACCGACAAAGAAGGCATGTTTTATAAAGCATTATATCAACAAGGGCCACCTCCTAAAGATTTAGTAATTGCACCTAATAGTTGCAGTAGTAAGTATTATGAATTAGTAAAACAATATTTATGAATTTAAGAGAAGAGTTTAATAAATTTAAAATACATCAAATGCAACTAGACCCTTTTGGGGTTTGTAATGCTAAGTGTTGGTTTTGCCCTGTTAAATATAGAGGCAATCCAGATGATGGGAAAAATACAATGTCTGTTGAACTTTTAGAAAAAATAATCAAAAACATTGTAGATGAGAGAGATAAAGAGGATGGATTAGTTCATAAACACTTTGGTGGATTTTATACAGCACATTACAATGAAATTCTTCTTTATAAACATTTTGAAGAGTTTTTGCAAATATGTAGAAAATATAGATTATGTACAATGGTTTTGACTAATGGTATTCCTTTGACAAAGGAAAAGATAGACTTAATTGCGGAGTACAAAGATGTAATTAATGGTATTTGTTTAAATGTACCTGCGTTTGAAGCTGAGACATGGAGTAAACGTGCAGGCGTAAACATAAAATTATTTGATCGCCTCATAGATAACATAAAATATGCAATTGAGAAGTTACCATTAATGGTTCAAAATAAATCGCTCTCCATCCAAATAAATGGGGTTAATGATAATTCATTTAGGGAGCGTGGGGGTTGGATTGAAAAAGGTAATAATTTCCCCGTTGATATTAATACTGATGTAGCGACTGGTGAACTTGCAACTCAATTTAATTTGGCTAAAGAATTATTTCCAGAAGTTCAAATCTTTAGTGTCCCATCTTTAATTGATAGGGCAGGATTGCTAGATGATGTTATATCTAATAAAGATGCTATAGGAAACTATTTAATGAAGCGAGATGATAGCAAGAAGGTTGTTATGTGTGGTAATGGAAGAGAAGTTGGTGGAAGACCAATTGGTTGGATACATATAAATGCTAATGGCGAAGCTTTTTTATGCTGCAATGATTATGATTTTGAAGTTAAATTTGGAGACTTTAAGACTCAAGAATTATGTGATTTCTGGGGCAAAGAAGACCATATAAAAAAAATAGAAGAATCATATAATACTATTTGCAGAAATTGTGCGTCAGCTATATTTGAAGAATAAATAAATATGTAACTTTGTAACTATATGGCAGAGCTAAATTATACATTAAGTTTCTCGGATGCTGATAATGGCTGGACATCATTTCATTCCTACCAACCTGAGTGGATGACAATGATGAATAATTTCTTATATACTTTTAAGAATGGTAACTTGTATAAGCACAATCAAAATCCATCAAGAAATACTTACTATGATATACATCATAAATCTGCAATAACAACTATATTTAATAACGAGCCATATCAAACTAAGCAATTTAAAACGATTGCAACTAATTCGACTTCATCCTGGGAAACAGTAATCACATCTGACCAAGGTAAAGGTCATATTCAAGCTGATCAATACGAGTTTAAAGAAGGTACATGGTATGCATATATTAGACGAAATGAAGATGATGCATCTGTATCAATGATATCAGCTCAAGGAGTAGGAAACGTAACAACTTATAACGCAGGAGTTTTAACCTTTACATTTAATGTAGGTAGCATTATAAGTGATGGCGATAAATTATATTGGTTAAATGCAGGTGTTCTTACTTTGGCTGGCACAATAACAGCTCATAGTAATAATACTATTACCATTAACCCAACAGGTACACCTCCAACAAATGGTAGCTTTATTCTATACATGAAGAATAGTGAAGCTGAGTCATACCCGACAAGAGGTACTTATTTGGAGGTGTATTTTGAAAATGAAGATTACGATTATAGTGAAATATTTATGATAACATCTGATGTTTTTCAGAGTTACCCTTAATTTTAATTATATTTGCAAATGGAATTTAATGCACGTAAACTTCGAGAAGAAGATTACGACAATACACTCAAAGGGTGGTGGACAGATTGGGGCGGAGAGATTCCTCCTCGGTCAAGTTTAGCAGAGAATGGTGTTGGTGGGGTGATGGTATCAAAAGGAGATACCGATATATGTGCTGGGTACTTGTATCAGACTAATTCTGATATTGCTTTTTGTGAATTTGTTGTATCTAATTACAACTACAGAGAGAAAGATAGAGGCCAAGCAATAGAATTTTTAATAGAAACAATTAGCCAATTAGCTAAGATTATGGGTGCAAGGGTAATGTGGGCTACTGTTTTTAATAAGTCATTAGTACAAAAATATAAGAATACAGGATACATCCAAACCCAAGATAGATGTATTGAATTAGTCAAACACTTATAAGACATGGGAATAGAAACAGCAATATCTATAGCAGGTTCTGCTTATCAAATGATTAAAGGTGCACAAGCTCAAGCAGAAGCCAATCAGGCTGCTTCTAATGCTGCAAATCGAATGGCACAATTAGAGCAACTAAATGCTTTCAAAGATTTGCAGATACCTACATTAGGATTAGACCTTGCTCAACAAAATATTCAACAAAAACAATCACAAGATGTTAGAGCCCTTCAAGAGATGGGTCCTGCTGGTGTATTGGGTGGACTAACAGGTACACAGCAACAAGCTCAGGCTCAAAACTTACAGTTAGCTGCTTTGGCTAATGAGGCTCAATATAATAGAGATGTTGCGGTTAGACAACAACAACAAGCTATTAATGCAGAAAAAACGGCTAGACTTGCTAACTTAGAACAGCAGAGATTAGCTGGAGCTCAAGCTGCTGCAACACGTGGTGCACAAGAACAGCAAGCTGCTATTTCTGGAGGTGCTGGAGCAATACTTAATCAAGCATTTATGAACCAATACTTTAATCAAAACAAACAGGCTCCAGGAATTTCACAAACAACACCTACGGCATTGCCTTTAAATGCGACACAAGTACCAGGTAGTTGGCAGATAAATCCAATGAACGCAATGTCTGCAAATCCAGCACAAGGTTTTGCCCCTGTAATTAGTAGCAATCCATATGCTGTTGATAATTTTAAAATAGGTGCGTCACAACAAGGGCCATATTATTTTCAACAAAATGCTATGAATCCATCAAACTTAAATGCATTTGGTATACCTAGTGGCTTAACCAGTATCTTTAATCCAAACGTTCGATAAATAATGGCAGAATTTGCAGGATATATAGGGTCTAATATACCTCCAACAGATTGGGGTAAAATTGGTCGTGAATATACAGATAGACTCATTCAATTGAATGAGCAGAGAAAGGCTGAACAAGAAAAGATTGATGACATGGAGGCTGAGGCTTATGCTAAAGTTGGAGATATCGAGTCAACTAGCAGTCAGCCATTCAATTCATTTATGGTTGACGTAGTGGATAGCAATAGACAAGCGTTAGCAATGAAAGCAAAGCTTGTTAAGCAAGGATTATTAACTCAGAAAGATTTCAAAAAAGCTTTATTAACTGCCACTACAAATACAAACGTACTAAATAAATTTGCTAAAAGTTACCAACAAAATGCAGACATGCTAACTAAAGCTGCTGCTGAAGGTAATTTAGGTAAGTATGGAACTAGAATGGCAGAAAGATTTGGCACATTCCAAAATATAGGTAATCGTAAAGGAATGGTTGATCCCGATACAATGGGATTATTTATTGCTGATATTAATCCTGAAACCAAAACTGTAACTAGTAAAGATAATATCTCAAGTATTATTACCTTATCAAATCCAGCAAATAGTTACATACCAAAAGTTGACTTAGCTAAAACATCTAAAACAATAAAAGATTTTTTAGGCACTAAAGGATTAATTGTAAAAAATGCAGATGGTTCATCTTATGTGCTAGATAGTGCAAAAAATAATCCTGAATATCAAACAATTATTGATTCTCAGACAAATGCTCTTACTTCTACTCCAAATCAAATAACAAATATATTGGCTGATTATGGAGGATACGATGTATATACCACTCCTCAGGAAAAAGAAATGAGGATAGCTGAGGGGGCTGATCCGAATAAATTAATTTTCTTAACACAAAGAGATAATTTATATGTACCTGTTTTGACAGATGAACAAAAAAATGAAGCGAAAGATATTATTAAGTCTAACTTAGATGCTTCATTATCAGAACGAATTACTGGTAGACAGCAAGCACCAAGGCCCAAAGGAGATGGTGAAGGTAAAGAAAAAGACTTAAATCAATACCAATTAAAAGCTATAAATGCCTTTACTACAGCTAGTAGAGGGTGGCAAGATGTTGTTAAGAATGGAACTAAAGCACAATCAATTAGACAATTAATTGACTTATACCCTGAATTTGATAATGTAAAGGCTACTCTGGGACAAACAAAATCTGGTGATCCTTCATTACAAATAAAGTTACCATTAGATACTAAAGGACAAAAATTTAAAACTATAAATATAAAAAGTTCTGCTGATTTTTATAAAGTATTATCAAGTAAATGGACTGGTCAAGATGTTTTAGATTGGGATGTCGCTAAGAATTTGGCTACTAAAAAAATGGGTCAATTTGATCCTAATGTTAAGATTGCTAAAATAAATGATATTAGGCAAGCTGCAAAACAAAAGGGCATAACAGTTAACGACTTCATAAAACAATTACCTTCTGATTACATAGTTGAATATTAAAAATAAATATGGGAAAGCAACAATCGGGAAATTACGCATCTTTAGATGATTTATTAAATCTTACATCTCAATCAACTGAGCCTAAGGTAGAATCAAAAGTTGTGCCTGAAAAAAAAAAGCCTCAACTAAGTACACCTACAAGTACGGAATTACCATCCACATCTATACCTACGAAGTCTTCATCGGCATTATCGCAAGTAAGTGATGATAATTTAAGTACAGAAAGATTTAATCCACTTTCTTCTAAGTGGGGAAAATCTTCCATACAAAAACCTGTACCCAAACAACAAGTACCTAAAGTAGAACAACCAAAAGAGATAGGTTTTGCAGAAGACTTGGGGAATAGGTTCATGTCGACACTTAATAATATAGGTGAAGGTATTGCTACAATCCCAGATTTTGCCCAAAAGCTTGCAATGTACGGAACATTAAAAGCATATGGCTTAGATGAAGAGTATAATAAACTTCCATCTTATGCTAAAAAAGATCTAAACAATGTTTTTAATGCTGCTATATCAAGAAATATACCAGGATCTGATATTAATGTATCCAATAAAGCAAAGGAATATTTTATCAAAAAGGGTAATCAATTCTTAGAAAAAACGGTTAAAGATGAGCAAGGTATATCTGATAAGATTGCTAGTTTTGTTAGTGATCCATCAGTAGATAAAGGAACTGACATCCTTAAAACAATAACAAGAGCAACTGTACAATCTGCTCCATTCTTTTTATCTGCTCCATTAGCTGGTATAACAACAGGAGCACAAACATTCAACAAGGATTTAGCCGAATCAAAAGGAGAACTTGGTCCTGGTTTATTTATTAATGCAGGTGTGTCTGGTACTACGG